ATATTATAAAGCTCTATACAGGAGTCGAACCTGTGTTGTGAGATTCAAAGTCTCAAGTCATAACCGTTAGACCAATAGAGCGGATATTTTTGAACTTATATAAGTTATTTTTATTTATTGGATTTTCTTTATATTAGTTTTTATTGAATTATATTATTCATCAAATTATACTATTTTCATAAATATTTTTATCGAGTTCTTCCTCCCAAATAATTTCCGGCGGTATTTGCCAGTTTACATAAGGAATCGCTTTGGTCGTTGATTGTTCTAATGCCAATAATTGTTTCAATGCCTTCATACGTCTTACCAACGGATTACCTTTTTGCGAGAATTTTCTACTAATTTGTTTGAATCGCCATTCAAATTGAAGTGCCGCAATCCAATCCGGAAAATTCCTAACATAACAAACTCGCCTCCATTCTTCTCCACATTCTACTTTGGCAGAGGTGGCTCTAGCTCCACCTTTGATTTCTTTATTATGTTGTCTAAGACGATGTTCTAAATCAACGGTAGCACCTACATATGTCGCACCGTTAGTCGATTCCAATAAATAAACAAAAGATGGTTTATTCAAGTTTGCTTCCATTTATATATATGTCGTTATACTTTTTCATTATCTAAAATTCAGGCTCGTGTTTCTTAAACAAACATCCTGTTTTGGATAAATTTGTAATATCAATCAATATATTCGGATCTTGAATAGAACAATCACGTAGCCATACTTTGATAATACAAAAATTACGTTTAGGAGAAACCGTTATTCCGTTTATAAATTGATTATGTTTTTTTTCTATACATAATGTTTCACCACATATAGAATAAAACAAAGAACGCCAAACCAACTGAACTTGCTTATTTGGCACTTTGAATGAAAAACATCCACCATTGCGATTTTTAGGATCTTCCCACATAGGTGTAATCCCATCACGCATTACAAATAACATACAGTTTTTGACTACGTTTTCTGGTAATGTTTCATTTATTGCAATAAGTTTTTCCGCATTATCTATATTTCCAATAATCAATTTATAACTTGTTAAATCCCACTTTTTATCGTGGGGTAAATGATAATATAAATTCCATTTATCATTTAATATATATTGGGGTTTTGGTACAATATTTGTATCCATTCGAATACTCCCTTGATAAATAAATATCCATAAACCTTTATATTGTTTATTATTTTGTTGTTTTTATGTGTCGTCTTTATTTTTGACTACTACAAAATAGTTTTGCTTGACAAAATAATTGTTTTTCTCTAAAAGAATATATTCAGTTGATTTTATTACGAGATTATTAATATTATTATCAATGATATGAATTTCATAATCTGAATCATAATGTGTTTTTTCTGAATTATAGTCTAAATATCTCAAAATGAAAGATCTTGATAAAATCTCATTTCCTACTAGAAAATATCCTTTATCCAAATTTATAGAAATTGGATGTTTCATCATTTTGTGTCTATATTCTATTGATAAAAATGGATTTTTACAAGTTTCTTTTCTTATTTCACAGTATTTTAGACTCAATTTATTCCGAACAAAACAATTATATTTATTATTATATTTTGAAATGATTAAGCATTCTTTTATATTTGGGTTTTCATTCATTTCAATAATCAAAGAATTTGAATCAATAAAATCCGGGTTCTCATAATCGATTCTTTTGTATTCTTCTTCAATATTGTATTTGAAATATAAACTATTCATACCACAATCATACACAATCATTTTTGAAATACTGGTCCAATTATCATAAAAGGGTTCACATTTTTTATTCTGATATTTAGAATATAATATATTCAGCATTTTGATGGATCTTTCTTCCCATTTTTTCAAAATGGGATATTCATTGAATACTGTTTTTTTATAGTTATCAACTGAAACAATGAATTTACTGTATGTAAAGACAATATTCAGTAAAATTTGATTCCGAAAAAAGGCCTGAATTGATTCTATTTTTTTTTTATAAAAATCAGATAATCTTGAAAAGAACATTGATTTTATATAAATAAATAGTTATTATGATAATAATAATTATGTTTATATTATTTGTTTAAATATAAAAATAATTAATATTTATATTGTATATTTGATTTTTAAAAAATGTATGAAAATGGTCTATTTCTGTTTCATCGCGATTTAAGATTAACGGATAATACTGGTTTTCTAGACGCTTGTTCAAAATGCCATAAAGTATACTGTTGTTTTGTTTTTACTCCTGAACAAATCTCTTCGAAAAATGATTATCGATCAAAAAATGCGATTCAATTTATGTTGGAATCATTAGAAGATTTGGAAAATCAAATCAAATTCAAAGGCGGAGAACTCCTTTGTTTTTATGGAAATACGACAAAAATTATTGGGATTTTGATTCAACAGATGAAAATTGACGCCGTTTTTTTTAATCGTGATTTTTCTCCTTATGCTGTAAAACGCGATACATTCATTGCCGAAAAATGCAAATCGCTAAATATACCCTGTATTATGGGTTCAAATGATTATTACTTATATGAACCTGGATCTATACGTACTTCTGGAGGCGGATATTATAAGAAATTTACACCGTTTTATGATTACGTTCTTCCGAAAAAAGTAGAACTTCCTAAAGAATTAACAATTTCTTCCAAAAAAATTGGAGTCTTTGGTGGTTCTTTAGATAAAGATATTCTTGTTCAACTACCAGAAATGTTTTCAAAGATCATTGGTAAAAAAAATGAGGAAATTTTGGTGATAGGTGGTCGAAAAATGGGGAAAAAACAATTAGACCAATCGCTTATTTCACAATCTCATTACTTGGAAAAACGTGATCAATTTTCCTACAGCACGTCCCGTCTATCTGCCTACTTGAAATTCGGTTGTCTTTCTGTGCGTGAAGTCTATTATGCATTCAAACAAAAATATGGTGTTCATTGTGAATTTATCCGTCAAATGATATGGCGCGATTTTTTTGCCCATCTTTTATTCGGTTATCCAAATTCATTGACTGATAAATATGGTCCTTTCCGTTGGTCGAATAATCCGCGATTTATCGAAGCCTGGAAAACCGGAAATACAGGGTTTCCTATTGTGGATGCGGCAATGCGTGAATTAAACCATACTGGATATATGCATAATCGCGGGCGTATGATGGTTGCTCAATGTTTGATAAAAATATTGCTCGTGGATTGGAAAATCGGCGAACAATATTTTGCCGAGAAATTGACAGATTATGATCCGGCATCCAATAACGGAAATTGGGCATCTATTTTTGGTCGTGGTGTTTATAGTAGTCCTTTTTTCCGTGTAATGAATCCGTGGATACAAAGTACTAAATTTGATCGCGATTGCGAATATATTAAAAAATGGATACCTGAATTAGCCGATGTTTCACCTAAAGATATTCATCGTTGGGAGACTGCATATGAAAAATATAAAAACGTAGATTATCCAGCACCGATTACGGATTATGGAGAACAAAAGGAAAAATTCATCCGATTATATCAATCCTGATAAGGTAAAAAAATAGAATGAAATCCCAATGTTATTTTATGATTCAAAGCTATTTCCCATTTTTGATAATTTATTAAATCAATAATAAAGTAAAATCCATTTGAATTTGAATCATAAGAGAACCCAATTAAAAAGGGTCTCTTTTTCAAGAAAAAAATAGCAGGTTCTCCACAAATCTTTTTCAAATCCATAAAAATCTTTTTTTTTATTTTCAATTTTTCTAAAATAAAAAATCCGTTGAACCCACCATTATCAAAATTTAGCAATATTTGTTTGTCTGTTTTTTCTCGATTTTCTTTATTTCTAAATTGGATAGGAAAATCCAAATTATATTTATCCGTTTCTATATCGGATTCCACAAAAACTTTAGGAGAATTTTTGTCAATTTTTATTTTTCTATATTTTCCGTAAATTTCCAAATTAGAGAAATTCATTTTTTGATAAAGAGAACCTGAAAATTCAATACAGTTTTCTGTTTCTAAAAAATCCGCATAATGAAAAATATACATTCCTGTTGGTAATTCCACGGTTCTCATAATATTTGTAGTAAAATTATAAATATGAATTTTTGTAGGAAGTGTATCGTCAAAGGATACTGGTATTTTAGAAGAAAACAAAATACGGATATCAAAATAAAAAGGTGAATCCATAAACAAAATCGAATCACGGAGAACCAAGAAATCGTGAATGACTGGCAAATAAGTGGTTGGAATGGTTGCTCGTTTGATAATTTGAAAATGTTGGTCTAAACAAAAATAATTGAGTTGGCGACGGACAATATCATAATCAATAGTATGTATTTCATCATTGATGATTTTTGAATGAGCAGAAAAACTATCTAACTGTGGAATTTTTATACGAGTCTTTGTATGAATATTTTTGGTTTTTTGATCAATATTTAATTCATATGGTAAGTCGCGTTCAAATACTGCATATAAAGATTGATTGGTTTGTATAAATGCCGTGTTTGCAGTTCCTGATAAATTGGGTATTAAATTCAGTTTATTTAAAATATAAATAATAGTGGTCGTTAATACATTTTGTGGAATTTTGCCATATTTTGTTTCAAATTTATGTTTTTCTGTATTGATTTTAATGGTTTTAAATTCAGGTTCTCCGTCTTTCAAAAAAACACCTTGTATTTGTCCATCTGCCGTAAATAATTCATATAAACTTTTGACACTTGTCTTATCTATATCTGGACCCATTAGTCCATAAAATCCATTGATTTTTGGTATAGGATGTTTATGAAACAAAGAATCCGTTGATTGAAAAATTGGAAATAAAAATGGAAACAAAATCAAAAAATGGGAGAACCTCATTGATAATAATATAAAATTGATATTTTTATGTTATTATATGATTTTTGGACAAAAATAAATTATGCAAGCTATTCAAAAATATGTCAATGATATGGTCGTTGGTCAAGAATATAAAATTATTGATAAGTTTGATAATGATAATGAAAAACGTCATTGTCAACTTTATTTCAATGGTATTTATGAAAGGAAGTATTTCTTGGATAGAATGACTATTTTAGTATTTTTAGTAAATGGCGATAATCTTCATATTAATTCACGTAATGAGTTTTATTTGGTGGTTCCCGATTTTCCTAAACCACTCAAAACACAAATTCATCGAAATGTATTGATGCATAGTCAATCTGAAAAATCATTGGTTTTTTTGAAAAGTATTATTCGACAGAAGAGTTTGCAAATAGATAGAGACTTTATGAGATATATGAATGAATTTTAGGCATACACAAGATATGGTCTATTAGTAAAATAAGGCCACCAATAATTTGGATAATAATCATAGTATGGATAATCATAATAACCTCCCCAGTAATCTTGCCATAA